AAAGACCACTCTTAAAAATTTTGGTTATTTTAGTTAATAACCTCATCAATTTTACTTTCAGAAACTGAAGTTATTCTCCATTCGTGTGTGAAGCCTTCATATTTTTTAGTTACTTTAGCTTCAACATCTGTTACGGAATAACCGTTAACCAATTTCTCTTCTCTAATTTTTTTAATTTTTCCTGTTTGCTCATCAGGTAAATCATACTGAATTTTTGCTACAAAATACTTTTCGTCCATAATTTATTTATTTTCCTAAATAATCGGATAATTTTTTCATTAAATCAATAGACTGGTCAATATCTCCACCTGATTTTAATTTCTTTTCTTCTTCCAAATTCTCCTCATATTTTTCTCTATCATTTTTATCTGAAAATAAATAAGCACCTGGAGTGGACGGAGATGAAACCAAATCAAAACAAATTAATTCAAAATCATCTTGAACTTCATTTCTTTCACCAACTTTTTTAAGTGAGCCAACACCTCTTGATGAAATACCAAGGGTAACCCCTTGTCTCATTAAATTTGCCGCAATATCTCCCTTTGTTGATACTATACCTCTTTCATGAAACCCTGGAGATGTTAATAGTTTTAATTTACCCATTAGAATATTTTTATCCCACCAAATATCAGTTATGATGTGAGATACTCTATCCAAATCAATCAGGGATGATTCAGGGTGATTTAATTCTGAAGTTGATAAACCTTTTTGAATGGTTGTTTTATATTTTTCCGCTTCTCTTTTCAAGATTGGTTCGGGATAAAATCTACCGTTTCTATTTGGAGTATTGTATTTTTGTAGAACAGCATAAAATTCAAATGGATTTCTATAATCCATAAGTTTTTGTTCTTGGAGAATTTTTGAATTAAATTCATCTTTTGGTGAGATATATCCCGCATCCATTTCCACAAGAATTCCAAATCCTAATTCATTTGCTTCTAAAAGTCTTAATTGTTTCATTTATTTCTTTTAAAATAAATATTGCAAATAGTGAGTTATTTTTTTGTGAGGGTAAAATCAAAGTATTTGTTTTGGGTAATGTTAGACTCTCCTATGTTTTTGATAATTTTTTTTATGGAATTTTTTAATTCGTTTGATTTAAAATCAAATTCTTTATCTGTAAATAAGTTAATTTCTAAATTTAAAAAAGATTTTTTTCCGAAAAAAATTCCACTTGTTCTTAAGTCTAAATCAACAATTGATTTGGGAGTGAATACTGTGGTATCAATCGAGTCAAATACAGTATGTTTAAGTTCTCTACTAAAATTACAAACAATCCTATTCCAATTTTCAAGCTCTTCTTTTGGTGACACCCACGCTTGAATGTTTATGTATATAGATTTTAGATTCTTAGAATCAACGGTTCCATAAACCGATTTAAATGAATTAGATAAATTCAATTTTACACTTTTCCCTTTTTTCATTAAGTTCCATAATTAGTTTGTTTATTTTTTATAAAAATAGAAGTAATTATGTGTAATATCAAATTTTTTAATATATATTAGGTAATATGTTAATAGTACAAATAAAAAACGGAGAAAATATTGAGAAGGCACTGAAAACCTTAAAATCTAAAGTGATTAAAACTAAACAAAATCAATCACTAACTAAGAGAAAGGAGTATATAAAAAAATCAGTATCCAGAAGAACTGAGATACTGAAAGCGAAGTATAATGAACAAAGGAAAAAATCTTAAAGAGATTCTACCAACTTTTTGAGTTTAAAATAACTAACTTGGTCAAATTTCTCATTTTGAATCTTTGTTATTGTTTCTGAAATTTTTGTTTTAGTTTCTTGGTCCGACTCTTTATCAATTAAAGAATTTAATTTACTTGTTGCGTCATCTTTTAATGAATTAAATTTAATTTTTAAAGATTTAGTATCTTCTGTTATTATTAAATTTAATTCTTTTTGTGATGTTTCATCTAAAGTTTGTATAAAATTATTAATTGTTTGATTAGCGATTTTAATCATTGAACTAATGGGAATATTAACAGATTCTTTAATTATTGTTTTTTCTTGTGTCAAAACTTTCACTAACTCTTTCTTATTATCTAATCTTTCTTTAATTGATGTTGAACCATATACTAAACTATCAATAACTTTATAGTTGTTATTTTTACCAAAATTTGCGTTTGGTAATTTTACATTTTCATTTAATTTTTGGATTAAATTAATTCCTTCATTTATAAATTCAATTGCATCTCTTTCCGATAATCCCTGAGGTGTTGATAATTCCTCATAAAGAGAATATAATTTTGTAATATCCTTATTACCTAATATATCTTCTTTAAACCCAATTAAAGTTTTTTTGAAACTTTTCTTATCTTTATAAGATTCAAGTAATTGATTATCTACGTATGTTTTAATTTGTCCGAATGTCATTTTAATATAATTTATATATAAATATTATGAATTTAATAACTTATCTAATTCTATGTCCATTTCATTTAGTGAATCCATCCCTGTTTCAAAATCTAATATAACGGCGCCTTCAATAAATCTGTTTTCAACTAAAATATTTATGTTACCCATTTTAGATTCAGGTGTCACTCCCCCTCCTTCGGGTGGTGGTGCTCCACCTTCTTCTCCTTCTGGTGGCGGTGGCGGTGCTCCTAAATCACCTCCTCCTAAATCAGGTGGTGTAGATGTTTCTTCACCTGCCGGTGTTTGTCCTGCGGCTGTTTGAGTTCCACCACTAGCATTATTACCATAAAGTTTATCAATAGTGTCAAATAAACCTGTTTTACTAATAATAGTAGGTGTTGCCTTAAGTTCCTCACCCACGGCTCTTTCAAACCTCTGTTGTAATAAATCTAATTTAATTTCTTCATCAGACCAATTAAATATGTGTTTTTTAGCCCAAGTTGCAGAAGTCGCTTGAATTCCACTTCCTGGGTCAGTAACTAAATCTTTATAAAGTAATACTTTCTCTTTCCAAACATCAATTTTTAATAAATCTGCTTGAGTTGATGGATTTGTAAGTCCTAAAGTATAGTTAGTTAATTCATCCTCAAATCCTAACAAAAACAAATGTACAATTGCAATTTTATTTAATTCTTGAACCATACTTTTTTGAATTCTATTGATGGTTCTCGCAAAACGAATGTCTTGAAGAGATAAATTTTTACCGTCTCCAACAACCTCTTCAAACCCTAAAAATGCTTTAGGTACACGAAGAGCCGTTAATAATTTCTTTTGAATATATTCAATATCCGCAATCTCAGATAAATTCTGAGCACCTGGTAAAGTTTCAATAGGACTTGGTGTTGCTGGGTCACGGACAGGTACAAAGTAATCTTGGTCAACAGCCATTTGGTTAAACCTCATATCAACATTACCTGTCTTTGAATCAACTACCTGTTGTCTCTTAAACTTGTCTGCAACACGGTTTACGTAAGGTTCAACATCCTCATCATTCATATTACCGACAAATACTTTGAATATTCTTCTTTCAGGTGCCCTTGATGTACGATAAATCATCATGGCATCCTCTGAAAGTAATAATTGTTTCCAAATTCTTCTTGCTTTTTCCAACATAGAAGTACCATAAGGTAATTTTCTATCGTCACCCAATAATCTAAAGTGGGCAATTTCCCAAGATTGGAAAGTTAGTGCCTTGTTTTTCCAAGTAAAAGTTAGGGCTTTTTTAGCTTCAGTTTTACCTAAATCAACAGGATTTTTATCACTCATACCAACCTCTTTTCTTTCAATTTCAATATTTGGTAATTGTTGACAACCAACAATTCCTTTTTCTGGGTCAAGTTTTAAATAAACAAAATTATCACCATATTTACAAGTATTTCTTGTCCACATTGGTAAATTTGTATTAATATCTAAAACATTATTAAATAAATCTGCTAATACAGATTTAATTCTTTTTGATTCAGAATAAATCTGTAACATAAATCCATCCTCATTTACTGTTGTAGATTCTTCAGAATAAATGTCCAAAGCGGCTGAAATCTCAGGAGTGTATTCCATTGATTCATAATCATATACAGAAGATAATCTTGTTGGCTCATAATAAACCGCTTGAGAATATAAATTGTTTTCTACTTTAGCCCACTGTTGAGCCAAATAGAATGTTTGTTGCGCTTGCAGTTTTTCCCTCTCATACTCGTCCCTACTTTTAGTTCTTAATAATTCTTTTTTATCCAATTTAAATTGTGGATAATCTTGTCCTAAAAGGGAGTTCGGTCCAAATGTCTTACCGAGCCTCTGCCATACCGTTAAATTATTTTCAGCCATATAATAAATTTAATTGAAGTAATCAATATTATAAATACTTATCTCGCACCAAATAACCATCCATATTTTTTATAATCTTCTTGGTTAGGTCCTTGTGACGGATAGTATCCTGTTTTTTGACTTGCTTGTTGTATTTGAGGATTAAAAAATGATGAAGAGTTTTTATTTTCATTAACCGATGTTGCCCAAGAATTAACCATTGCTTTTGTGTGATTAATATTTTTTTCTAATTGTTGAAATGATTTTTCACCGACATAAATAGCCATAGAAATTGACATAATACAGTCATCATGTCCATTTTTTTGGTGGTCAGGTCTTCCATTAATATAAACAAACCCATTCATCTCATTATGTAATCTATTTGAACGAACTAAAAATCCGTGTCTTATTGCTTCCTCAAAAGATGCAATAATTTGAACTCTTTTTGAATTAAAGTTAATTCCTGGTATTTTTTCATTTGCTTTTGGGTCCCACTTCCATTTATTTTGTGTATCAACATTATCTACATACATACCACCCCTATAATTCATCTCCTGTAACTTCCTTGCAGTTGCAACACCCATTCCTCCCGTTAAATCCGTAACACAATACGCATTATACATTGTACCCCATTTATAGGCGATTTCTGCAACAATATCGGGGGGTACTTTACCAATGTATTCTAATACTTGTTTTCTTTCATCAAAATCAATTATTTGGATACAAGAAAAATCTTCTGAATCACCTCTTGAAACGTCAATACCCATAACATATTTGTGATTCGCTTCAGGTTCATCAAAAATCCACAACGCATTACCCATAAGTTTTGCTTTGGGCTCCTGTATTGTATTATTTTTAATTTTTTGTAAAGTTTCTGAGTCAAATACATTATCACCCGAACTTAAAAAGTTACATTCCAACTCCTGAGCCACTTTTCTCCTATCAAATTTGAGTTTTTTAACCATTTTCTCAAACCAATCGGAACAAGGTTTGTAACCCCTTTCAATGTAATCTATTGTAGTTTCGTGGTCTCTTTCATATGGATTATCAACACTTAAATCAACTATAGCATCCGCAGGATATTCTTCTCTATTTAACAAGAAATGAACCAAGTCGGTTGTTTTAACCATATACAAATCTTTTGTATATCTTGGGTCTTTAAACCAAAACATTTCAGAAATTTTAAAATCATTCATATTTCTTAATGCTTGGTCATAAATCTCATAATAAATTGGGTCTTGTCCGTTTGGTGTTGACACCACAATAACCTTACCACCCGTAGATAGTGAAGCCATACAAGCAGCCCAGAAGTCCGAGTCGGCATCAATAAACGCCGCCTCATCAAAAATAAGAATAGTTGGTGTATAACCACGAAGAGCATCTTTTGATGTTGCAACCGCTTTAACCTCACAATCATTATTTAATTTAAAATGTCTTGCAGCATTCTTTTCTGCGGAAAAACCGATACCAACCCAAGCAGGCCATTGTTCCGTAAATGACCTAATCTTATTTGCCATCTCAACTGATGTATCAAGTTTGTTTGCAATAATCAAAACTTTTTCAGGTTTGGATTTTTTTGCAAATGCAAGTTTTTTAGATGCCCAAGCGGCGGTTACAGTAGATACACCCGCCTGTCTGTATTTTAATGCAATATTTTCATTAAAATTTTCATAATCCTGAATTAATTTTATTTGGTCAGGAAATAAATCTAAAGGGACATATTTTGATTTTGTATTATCAAATGTTTGTAAATAAGTTCTTAATGCATAGGGAGTATCTCTATGGCATTTTGTGACTTCAATAATTAATTGTTCTTTTGTCATATT